GGAAAAAATAAGTCCCTTTGCTCTGATCTTGTGATGGCGAAGGACTTGGTAATGGACTACTACGCAAAATGCGTGGAAGATTGTCCTAGAAAGACTCATGTTATCCCACTCTTTCGCAATGAAATCTATGAGCGGGTAAAAACAGGGCAGTTTCGGGACATTCTTAATGAGGCATGGTACAAGCAGGTTGCCTCTCCTCCTGTTTCTACACAACAGAATGCCAACGCAGATAATAGAGCTGGAACTACTCCTCCTCCCAGCGATGAAACTACACCTTTTCAGTTTCTCGAACAGCATTGTGATTTAGACTTAGACGGTGATGGATATGCAGAGCCTTATCTAATCACGATAGAGCAACGTTCCACCACTGTTGTTCGCATCGCCTGCCGTTTTGAGCAGGAAGCTGATATTGATAGAAATGCTGATGGAGAAATTCTTAGGATTCATGCGACGGAGTACTTTACCCAATATACCTTTCTTCCATCCCCCGACGGTGGCGTCTACGGAATGGGGTTCGGAATTCTGCTAGGGCCCCTAAACGAGTCTGCCAATTCTCTCATCAATCAGCTCGTTGATGCCGGAAGCATGAGCAATGCCGCCGGGGGGTTTCTTGGCCGTGGAGCCAAACTGAGGGGTGGCATCTACACATTTGCTCCCTTTGGATGGCAGCGTGTAGATTCAACTGGAGATGATTTAAGGAAGAGTGTATTTCCTCTACCTGTTAGAGAACCTAGCAACATTCTGTTCCAGCTGCTGAGCTTCATCGTCAACTATACCAATCGAATCTCTGGTAGCACTGACATAATGGTTGGAGAGAGTGTTGGACAGAATACTCCTGCGGATACAGCGAGACAGATGCAAGCGGAGGGAATGAAGATCTACAACGCGATATTCAAGCGTACCTGGACTTCAATGAAAGAGGAGTTCAGGAAGTGCTACATTATCAATGCCAGATATATGCCAGATACAACTACCTTTGGTCTCGACGGGAAGATGGTCGGGCGAGCAGATTATCTTGGAGATCCTACCAGAATTAGTCCTGTTGCTGATCCCAATGCTACTAGTCAAGAAGAACGTATTCAGAAGGCTCTGTTGTTGAAACAGACAGCAATGTCCACTCCTGGATACAATATGGTAGAGGTAGAAAAGATGTGGCTTAGGGCTCAGGATATTCCGAATATAGACATTATCTACAATCCTGAGCAATTCCCGCCTGGGAAGGATATAAAACTCCAGTTGAAGGAGATGGATGTTCAGCTTGGTATGGTTAAACTGGAGTCGGAACAACAGCAGTTTATGACGGAACAACAGAACTTCGTAATTGAGATGATGGAAGAGCGTCGATTGAATGATGCGAAGATCGGTCAACTAACAGCTCATGCGGAATCCCTGCTGGCAAGTGTTGAAACAGAACTAAGCGCACAACACGCAGAGCAACTTCGCTCTATGGCTGAAATGCTTAAGTCGCGTAATGACTTGCTATCTACCAAAATCAGTCATGCTAATGAACTTATTAAGCTGGAAAGATAACATGTAAGTCACCGTATTTCGCAACAGAAGTTAGAGAAAGAAATGGCTGTAACACAAGCTAAGAAAAAGGAGCTAGCAAATGTCGGAAGCAATGCCAAGTGAAGAAGAATGGTCTGAGTGGCTACAGCATCCGTGTACTAAGCGTTTAAGATATTGGGCTGGTAGTCAAAGAATGGCACTGATGGAAATGTGGGCAAGTGGTAATTTCAGTGCAGCCTTTGACATGGAAATGGCTGTGAAGAATGCTGGTGCGACAGGTGCGTGTAGTGTGTATTCAGACTTACTTAACCCTGATTATCAACAGATAGCAATAGGAGCAGCTGATGAAGAACAAGTCCGGCCTCAGTCCTCTGGGGCAAGCGGTGCTGGTGGAGCCCTACCAAGCACAGAAGTCTCTGAGCAGCGTTATTGAGATTCCTATCAGTGCACAGGATAGGCATACAATGGCTGAACAGAGGGCAATTGTTATTGCAGTTGGGCCCGAAGCTTGGATTAAGGAGAAGCATCCAAGAGCTAAGGTTGGAGACCATGTTATGATTTCTGCCTATGCTGGAATGCTTACCACCGGGCCTAAGGATAATAAGCAATATCGGGTAGTAAATGCCAATGATATCTTCCTCAAGATCAATTGACATTTGACATGACTTTAGACAGCTGTATAATCACAGAATGGAGCTTGTAATGGACGAGCAAGATACTAATACCGGGCCTTCTCCAGAAGTAATTGCAGAGGCTTGTGAGATGGGCTGGCGGCCTAAGGATGAATTCCAAGGCGACGCTGATCACTGGGTAGATGCTGATGTATACGTGGAGAAGGGTCGCCACGTTATGCCAATCCTCAAGGCGACGAATGAGCGCTTGCGGGGAGATCTGACTAGAACCAACACTGAACTGGCTGATATAAGGCGAGCTCTTGCAGCTAGTCAAGAAACCATTCAGGCTATTGAACGCTATCATCAAGATGATGTGAAGCAGAAGGTTGAGAAAGCAAGGGCTGACCTTAAAGCACAGTTAGTTGCTGCTAAAAAGGACGGCAATGTTGAATCTGAAGTAGAGTTGACGGATCAACTAACCCAACTCAATGATGCAGAACGGCTTGATACTGCTAGGAGGAATGAGGAAGATGTAGATGAGGAGCCTCGCAGAGCTGCTCCCCCAGATCTGACAAAGGATCCAATCTATATTCAATGGAAGCAGGACAATCCCTGGTTTGGTACTGATGAAGATAAGACGGCTATTGCTAACAATGTTAGCATTAAGTTGCGTCTTAATGGCAATACGAAGGTTGGTCGAGCTTTCCTTGATGATGTAGCATTAGAGACATCTAAGCGTATTGCACGCCTGTCCGGTGATCGAGCTCCTGGTAAGGTAGAAGCCGGCCGCGGAGGTGCGGGAGGAAATACTGGAGCAAGTGCTGGTTCTAAGACATATCAGGATCTGCCAGCAGATGCTAAAAAGGCCTGTGATGATTTTGCCCGTGATCTTGTAGGTCCTGGGCGGCGTCATAAGGATATGGATTCGTGGCGTAAGAGCTACGTTGAACAATACTTTCGCGAGGTCTAAGCCATGGAAAATCCAAGTAATGATCGTGCTACTGCTGTTACCGAAGATAATCGTATTCCAATGTCTTTGCCGCATCTTAAGCTTTCTGTACCAGACATTGAAGGATACGTGCTGCATTGGTTTGCGGATCGTCCGGGGCGTATAAGCCGAGCACAAGCGGCAGGATACCAATTCGTAGGAATTGATGAAGTAAGGCTCAATAACTTTGGGCTGGCCTCAGATCTGGAAAATAGCGGTAATACTGATTTGGGCACTCGCGTGAGTGTCCACGGCAGTGAGAATGAACGTGGAGGAAGTGAGCGTCTGTACCTAATGAAAATAAAAAAAGAATGGTACGATAAAGATATGGCGTTGAGAGAGCAAGCGGCAGACAAGGTTGTTCGTACACTTCGAGATGGAATGACTGGTGCAGAAAAAGATGCCCTTAAAGACGCCACTCAACGATACGTACGAAACACCGATAACCTATTCACTAAACACAAACGGAGATCGTGATGGCAAACGTAAGTCGAATCTCCGGGTTGTCGCCCGTTGCTTACCTCAATGGCGCTCCCTGGAATGGTCAGGCTCGGACTTACTGTATTCCGAGCACTGATAATAACGCTTACGCTATTGGCGACCCTATGGCCTTTGCAGGCAGTGCGGATGCTAATGGTGTACCTACAGTGATCCTAGCAACAGCTGGTACGAACAACCCTGTATTGGGGCCAATCGTAGGGCCTGGTGGAACTAAGTATGGTGGCCCTCTGATGGATCCTACTGACCTGGATAATATTTTGATTCCTGCAACGAAGACGAAGAACTATTACGTCGCCATTGTAGATGATCCGAATGTCATCTTTGAAATTGAAGAAGAATCTACCGGAACGGCCTTTACTGCAGCTGAAGTTGGCCTCAATGCCAACCTGGTTGCTGGCACTAATAATGGTTATGTCTCTGGTTGGATGATTGATAGGACTAGTCCAGCTGTAACTGCAACATTGCAGCTGCGTTTGCTGAGTTTGGCTCAGCGTCAAAATAACACCTTCGGTGACTATGCGAAGTGGTGGGTGCTCATTAACAACCACTCCTACCGCATTGGTCAAGTTGGTATTTAAGGAGACTGTGCCATGCCCGCAGGCGTTATCAATACTGGTTCGCATCCTAAACTACTCTGGCCTGGAATTAAGGATATTTGGGGTCAGGTATATGATGGACACCAGACGGAGTATACTGATCTGTATGACACGATGGACTCGGATAAGGCTTATGAACAGGACGTGCAAGTCACTCCGTTCGGCCTGGCTCCGATTAAGCCGGAAGGTCAAGCAGGGACGTATGACTCGGAATTTCAAGGCCCTGTCAGCACATATCAGCATATCGCATACTTCTTGGGTTACATTGTAACCTTTGAAGAACTGCGTGATAACCTGTATAAGCCGGTTAGTACTGATCGTTCCCGCGCTAATGCGTTCTCTATCAACGTTACGATTGAGACCGTTGCGGCGTTTCTTTACAACAATGCCTTCTCAACGACATACTTCACTACTGGTGATGGAGCGGCGCTGTGCAGTGCTTCCCATGTCAATACGACTGGTGGTACTTACAGCAATATCCTGAATCCAGCGGCGGATTTGTCGGAAGCTGCGTTGGAAGATGCTTGTGTGCAGATCATGGGCTATCAAAATGATCGTGGTTTGCAGATTAGCATCATGCCAGAGTCACTGCATATTGCTCGTCAGGAGTGGTTCAATGCGAATCGTATCCTGAAAAGTGTTCTGCAGCCCGACACTGCCAACAACAACATCAACGTGTTGAAGGCGACCAATGCTTTCCCGAAAGGCATTAAGCTGAATCATTACTTTACGAACTCCCATCCCTGGTTCATTCGGACGAATGCTCCGAAGGGAATGAAGTTCTACTGGCGTGATCGGCCGATGTTCGATCAGGACAATGACCTCGAAACCAAGAATGCCAAGGCTGGAACCTATATGCGCTTCTCTGTGGGCGCTACGGAACCTCGCGGCATCTTTGGATCGAACGCTCCGTAAGACAGCAAGATGAAGCCCTCCATCACTAATGAACCAAATTGGTTCAACAGTGGTGGAGGATTTTCACTAACGGTCAGTGCAGCAATGCACTTCATGCCCTGTCATGGCTTTGACCAAGCTGTCGCCTCTCCGGCTAGACATGGGCTAGGAGAATTAAATGACTACAGTTGCTGATGGACTCTTTCAATATGGTGGCTCACCCGTAGGCGTTCCATTCAATAGTCTCCTGGGGCCACAAGGAGATGTGTTCTTCGTTTCTCCCTATCGTACTGCCAGCGCCACTTCTGGTATTGGTAACGATGGAAATCCAGGTACTTTTAATAAGCCAATGAAGACGATTTCAGCGGCCTATGAGCGCTGCACGTCTGGACATGGAGATATTATCTACGTCATGGCTAACTCGAATGCATCAGCTGACGTGACTGATGATTTGAGTGCTACGCTTACTTGGAGCAAGGATGCTGTTCACCTGATTGGATTGACTGCTCCTGTTATGGTATCGCAGCGAGCCAGAGTCAATCAACTGTCCACTGCAACGGGCGTTAGCCCCATGCTTAACGTAACGGGGAATGGCTGTGTATTCTCCAATCTGCAATTCTTCCAAGGTGTGAACGATGCGACGTCCTTGGTTAATGTGCAGGTTACAGGACAGCGGAATTACTTTGATAACGTGCACTTCGCTGGTGTCGGTAACGCAACAATGAGTGCTGCGGGCTGCTGCTCCTTGAAACTGAATGGCGGAGCTGAGAACGTATTCAGACGCTGCGTAATTGGTCTAGATACAGCAACTATGGACGCAGATGGGCGCAACCTGATCTGTGACACAGACGCTACGAGGAACCTCTTTGAGGATTGCCTCTTCCAGGCCTTCATTAGCGCAACTGGTGCAGCTCACGTTGAGATTGCAGATACTACTGGAATTGATCGCTGGCTGTGGTTTAAGAATTGCCAGTTCATCTCTGAGTCTGTCAATAAGACTATTGACATGGCTGAGGTGTTTGTTATTCCTGCTGGTATCTCTCAAGGTAAGATTGTTCTGCAGAACTGCTCTACCCTGGATGATGGTGGAGCACCTGTTTGGACTGCTGGCACTGAGGGAATCATTTGGGCTAATATGGTCGCTCCGGCTGCTGCTGCCGCTGGTGGCCTGATGACTAATCTCTAACCAAGGATGGGGGCTACGGCCCCCTTTCTTAGGAGTATCTTATGTACCCAATTGAGTTTTCTTACACACCAGCGGATAATGATCTAAATGGCTACGCTGATGATATAACCGGCGCTGGCAGTACGATCGGGAGCAACGAAGAACACATCTCCTTGTGGCCCCAGGAGACTAGTGAATGGAACGCCTACGGGTGAGCCACCATATTGAAAGAGTCCATCAGCAAGTGTAGTCATTTAATTCTCCTAGCCCATGTCTAGACGGTGAGGCCACAGCTTG